AGAAACCCACGAACATCTTTGCGATACATTGCGCCGTTGGCACATACCGCATAGTCTTTATACAACTCAAAGTTGATCTCTTGATTTAAGACCCTTTCAACATTTGCAGTGGGATGTCTCTCTTCCAGAAGTGTTTCTGGCGAGATGTTGTATTGCATAATGAGATGAGGGTAAAGGCTATTAAGGTCAAAGTTAACCACCCAATCATATACCCCAGGAATCGGTTCCTTGACGTAGGCGCCAGCATACTTGGTGTCCTTTGCGGTGCGTTCTTTGGGAGGAATAACGATATCCCTCTTCTTTAAATAGTTATAAATGATGTTATCCCACATACGAACTTGGTAAAATACATCACCAAAATTCACCTTGGCATCAAAAGCCATGGTCAATGCAAGTTCAATCAGTTTCATCTTGTCTTCCAAACGGTCAACAAGTTCTACGTCAACGATGTTATATTCTACAAACTTTTGCCAACCCTTAGAATAGAAGTCCTTAAAGGTATCAAACTCAGAGTGATCGAGTTTCTTTTGACCAAGTTCTACTTCAGCAATGTGATCAAGGCGATATGATTCCTGTGCTTTATAAGTGAACTTCTTATAAAGATCGAGGTAATCAAGTTGAGTAATGCCACCAACATCAAAGTAAACTTGCTTTCTACCGCTTACATAAATTTCATTCTCAGTGTTTAATCCCCAAGGTGAAAGTCGCTTCATTTGCTTTTCACCAAGAACACGATTCAATCGACGGCAGATATACGGAACGTCATACAACTGAACGTTCCAACCCGTGATTACATCTGGATGATTTCTATCCCACCAGTCAATAAAAGTTTGCAGAAGATTGTACTCATTATTACACTGAATGTAAGTTACGTTCTCCTGTTTGTTATTAAATGGTTTTGTGCCCCAAGTGGTAATCTTTTTTGTATTATAATCTTGAATAGAAATCAGCAACATCTCCTCGGCAGCTGACTCCACATCGGGGAATCCATTTTCAGATTCTACCTCGATGTCAATCGTATACAGTCTGATTTTAGAAATATCAAACTTGATTTCATCTTCTGGATATTTTTCTGAGATGTACTGAGAAACATATCTATCGTTGCCATAGATACGAAACCCATCTACACCCTCATACTTTTTGTAAAACTCTCTACAGTCTCGTACAAATCCAGGTCGAATTGGTTCAACACTTTCTCCTTCAAGAGTTTTATACTTTGATTGTTTTTTTGTAGGGACAAAAAGAGTAGGAGTATACTCTTCTTTGAACATCACATATTCACCATCATCATATGCACGAACAAGAAACTGGTTACCGATTAATTGTACGTTCGTATAAAATCTCATTTAGTCAGTTGTTGATATTTTTCAAGAAGAGTGGGCTTAGGGTCAATGATTGTCAGAATTTTATCTGAGTGAATCATAAAAACATTCTGGTTTGTTACATCTAGAAACCAAGGTTCTAGATTATCACCTTTCACAACAAATGGATTTGTGAGTTTACAATCTGGTTCACCCATCTCTGAACCAACTTCTTCAATTGCTGAGACTAAGATCTGAGTCTCTGACAGAACTAATAGTTTAACCATGATTACATCCATTTGTACCCATTCTACCAATAAAAAAGAGGGGCGTCAACTGGATTGTGCCAGTTTCCCCTCTGCGCCGACGATATTCAAAAGTATTTATAGATAATTCTTACGTGCATGATGATCGGGAACAATCTTTCTCAATTCAACTCGAAGAAGTCCATCTTCGAAGGTGACTTCTTTGACTTCTGTGTCGTCTGCAATCGTCCACGCTCTCTGGAAAGATCGCTGAGCCACTCCTCGATGGACGTAGTTGGAATCAGATTGTTTATCCTCTTTTTGTCCTTCGACAAAAAGTTTTCCATACTCGGTGAACACACGGATTTCTTCCTTTTTGAATCCTGCGAGGGCGAGTTCTAAACGAGACTCAGTATTACTTATTTGAATTAAGTTGTATGGTGGATAATTTGGGTTAGTTTCATTAAATTCTGTAAAGATTTTACCAAGATAATCATCCATACCAATGCTATACTCATTGATTCTCTTCATGAGCGCAGGAAGATCTGCTGCGGTATATCGCATGAGGTTAGTCATTCTAGTAGCTCCTTTAAAAGCGAGTTTGTGTTGTGTGGATCCTTACGGCATCCATCACTAATTATACAAGAAAAGAAAAAAAGAGGAGGGGTAAAAACCCATCCTCTTTTTAGGGTGTTCCGACTTTCGTAGAGACCGCACGAAAGGTCTCGATATTATTTATTCAGCACCTTCTACAGGAGATTTTTTCTTTCCAATATTATACTTCTGCTCAAGAATCCATTCGTTCTTATCTCGGTGAGCAATAACTTTAATTTGATTCAGAGGAGCAATATCCTGAACCAGATCTTCGTTTACAATGTTAACTAATCCCCAGTCAGCAAGCAAACGAACAATACGATTGCGACGTTGAACGTCATTAACTGTCAGGTTTGCAAACTTTCCATCTAGAGCAAATAACTCTTTAAAATGGACGATGTAATACTTGCCCTGCTTATGCAAAATGTGACAAGATTGATAAAGTTTTTTCTCCTTACGAGATGCAACTCCGATACGAGTCAAAGTTTCACGCACCTTTAGAAAGTCATCAGGTTCGTTCAAAAGGACTTCTACCATCATGTTAGGAGCCCAATTTACTTGAGGTTCAATTGTTTGGTTTGCCATTGTTTCCACCAGTTTCAAGTTTTTGTTTTATGAAGTCGATTTGTTGACGAGATAGAATTTTCAAAGCCTGGGATGCCTTTTCATTACTATAACCATAGTATTGCTTAACGCATTCTAAATCTTTGATATTATCTTTTCGGAGCCAAGGAGAGAATCTCTTTTTTTTCCTTAGACTATTTAGATAAAACGAATATTGTAAATCTTTATCAAGGTGATGATTAAGATTCATTTCATTTGCAAACATGACACAATCAATATGCCCCGATAAACAACGGTTGATAATGTATGGTGGATAAGACTTGATATCCTCAGATAAATCTTCTTTTGTATGGTTGATTGAATTAAGCCAGTCTTTGAGTTCCATTATCGAATAATTTGAATTTCATCATCTTCGGTCCAGAGTTCTACTTCTGTTCTAAATCTCCCCTCTTTCTTGAGTTTTTCATATCGGTTTGCTGCCTTTTTCTTCCACCACTGAATAAGATTTTCTAGATAAAACTTATCCCAATTAGGACCACGAAGAAGTTCCTTCTGTTCACCAAGAATTACTTCACGAACATTTGAATATCCATAATCAGAGATATAAAATCTTTTACGTTGAGTTAAATTAAATGCCATTGAAATAACATCATTAAACTCTTGCAACTTTTGCAATTGATTAGACTCTTTTAAAGAATTTTTAATGATAGAAATCATCTTAGTCTGTCTCTTCAATTTTTTAGAGGAAGCTTTGTTATCTGTCAAAGGTTTGTTGTTATTTAACAAAGTAAATCTGTCGTGAAGTTTATGAAAACTGTCATTGTGAAGTAGTGGAAGAAATTTACTGTCAGTAAGTCCCTTGTATCTCATAAATGGTTTAAGTCCATCATATTGAGATGCAGAAGTGGTAGAACCATATAAAGATGTAGTTTCAAATAAAGCAATTTGTTTCTCAAATACTTCATTCAGTGTTTCACGAGCAAAATGAGATATGCACATTAATGCCAACAACTTACCACCAAGGTAATTATATCCAAAAGGTTGAGATGGAACAATTGCAAATCCCATCACTGTATGTCGATTTAAAGCAAACAAATCTGCTGGAGTTCTCAACCATTCATTTCTTGGTTTAGAGTTAATTGTTGGAGAACCAAACCGAATAAACCCAACAATTTTCTTGGTATTTTTTTCATAAACCATCCAACGCAACTCTCTTCCAGGAATATTATGTTCAATAACGTGAGAAGAAGTTGCTGTTAAAAGTTCGTAGAAATATTCTTGAGGAATTGATTGTTGAAATCTACTTCCAACAAACTTAACTTCAAAATCCATATCCTCTGGATGAATGTCTTCATTGAAAAATTCATCTTTCGAAGAGAATAAAGAGGCACCTCTTTTTCCTATCGCTGCTTCTTTGGTAAGGCGAACATAATCTTCAATAGTTCTAAACTTTCCAAAGTACTCAATAAATTCATTTGCAGCCCAAACTGCATCACTTTCACTAATAATCATTTTTAATCATTGGAATACTAATACTTAATCGATCAGTTAATGGTTCAAATAAATGAAACTGCAAGGAAGAAATAAAAATAGAATTTCCTGGCTCAAGAATATGTTGTTCTTTAATCGTTACATTTGCATCTGGAAATACCCCAGCACAATTTGAGTATTCATTATAGATGGTAACCTTTGATTTGCCAATACATTGGACAATCAAATTATCTGGATTATCTGCATGTATTGGGAAAGATCTACTTCCCCATTTACCCATATAAATGTGAGACTGTGCTGACACATTATGATCTAATTCAATTTCCTCAACTAAACTTCTAACATTTGGGGTTATTTGACTTCCATGAACAATAAAAGAATACCCCTCTTCCCAGAAGTTTTTCAATACATTAATATTGTAACGTTTTTCCCAACGAGTTTCGGAAATATAATTATTCGGAGAAATTTTTTCACCCGTTTTAGGATGAATTAAGTGAAGAATCCTTTCTTCAACATGGGTTGTTTCTATAAACAACCAAACTTCTTCAAAAGTGATCATTTGAATTCGCATTCAACCATAATCTCAGTTAGTGCTGCAAGAAGATTGATTTCTTGGTCTGCAACAAACGCAATCTGATATTGGTATTTAGCTACAATCAGAACAGCAGCAGGAATAGAATTAGGAATAAGAGACTCATAGAGTGCATCATAAATGCGACGCAAAAGAACAGAAGAATCGTTATCCAGATTATTGACCACCCACTTGCGGACTTCGGCAAAATTCTTTTCTTTAAGGTTCTTAACAAGTTCATTTACAGAAACATCAGAGAAGGATGCAAGAATAGATGAGTCAATTTTACCGTTAGAGGAATATCTTTGGCACTCGTTAAGCACACGACGCCAATCAGGAAAGTGCTTATTGATCAGTTCGATTAGAACTTTCTGATCATACTCTACACCTTCTTGTCGAAGAATGTCTTGAAGGCGTTTAAAAAAGTTTGCAGCAAGTTGTTGCTTTTCTTTTCCTTTGATTCCAAACTCAACAACTGCACATCGGGAGTGGAGTGGCTCAATGATTTTGTTTTTGTAGTTGCAGGTGAAAATGAATCGACAGTTACGATTAAACTCCTCAATAGACGCCCGTAGGAGGAGTTGTACGTCGTTGGTTGTGTTATCTGCCTCATCAATGATGATGACTTTGTGTTTAGCAGTTGACGAAAGCGATACGGTCGAAGCGAAGTTTTTCGCAGTGTTTCGGACAGTATCGAGGAATCTACCTTCGTCG